AGGAAATTAATGAAAAATACGAAGAAGAAATTATTAACGAACATATTAAATTAATTAATGAGAGAAAGGAAATGTTTCGAGGATTTCTATTTGATTTAAATAAATTAATTAGACATGACAAAGACATAAAAGAAATTTATGAAATTATTGAACCGATTATCGATTCATATTGCGTAAATTATATAAACCAATGTGAAATTGATACTTTAACATACGATAGAATATTTAAAATTATAGGTAATATCAGAACCAATAAAAATGCTATTGAATTATTAAAAAAAATAATAATTAAAAACGTATAAGTTTCGTTTATTATTCTGTTTGTCTGACAAATTTTATATAAAACTGGATAATAATTTTATCCAAGTGTAATTATTTTTACATCACTCTTATTTTGAGGTTCATCGTCTATTTTTTCCTCAGATAATTCAGCTTGAGCTTCTACATAGCGAAAATTCTGAAAAGGATTATCAATAGGTGTTGCTACTACTAATGAAATCGGTTCAGCAATAACAAGAGGAATATACACTTCTTGATTTGTTTCTCGTGTTTCATGATATAATCGCAAGGATTCATAATATTCTTTTACTTTTTTATTTATGCGGATCCTTTTTGCGTCAAACGAAGTAAGATACAGACCTTCTAAGCTCTTAACTCTTGAAAGCGCTACATAAGTTTGACCACACTCAAATATTCCACTACCGACATCAATCTCCGCAGCATCTAACGTCGCACCTTGTGACTTATGAATTGTTAAAGCCCACGACAAAATTAGCGGTATTTGAGAAACACCTATGCCGGGAATTTTATCACTCTCCCAAACATGCCGCATCATTATCATCTCGACGCCATTATTGTATTTTACTTTTGGACAGCCTGTAATAGTACAAAATTCGGTAATAATTCCTTGACTTCCGTTACAAATAAGCACATCACCAAGCTCTGATTTCATATTAATAATACACATAACCTGCGCACCTAACTTTAGCTTTATCTCTTTATCACACATCAAATTACCCGCCAGAAAATCAAGTTCAACTTGAATATCTTTGTCCGTAAAATCGAGACGCTTTGTCCTGTCATTTTTAGTCATTTCTAGATCCTTTAAGTACTTCAGTTTGAATTCCTTTTCGTCGCCATGTAGTGCCGACATTTTTGAAACATTGATTTGTTCTACCTTGTTCTTTGTAGGAAACAATTTTGTAGGCTCGGCTACCAATTTGGGGTCAAATTGCCTTCCTACATACTCAAGGAGCATATCATTCGACTTTCGCTTAATTTTCCCTTCCCTAATTTGGTTCAAAATTGTCGAATAGGTTTCGTCCGTTTGCCTGAAAATTTTTACCAACTCTATTTGACAATCACGATGAAATACTGAATTCCAATCATCACTTTCAAAGCAAAATTGCTGTGTTTCTGGCTCATCTCTATTTCCAACTGGAGGCAACTGATAAAAGTCTCCGGAAAATATTAACTGAATACCACCAAATGGTCTTGAGTTACCTCTGACTGCTTTTCCAATATCATTTAACATATTAAATAATTTTAATGAGAGCATACTTACTTCATCAATCACCAAAATCTCTGTTCCTTTCCATATTGCTTTCAAAAATTTATTCTTTTTAATCTTATTTATCAGCTGTTCATTTGTGCCATTTCCCAAGCCAATTCCTGCCCATGAATGCAAGGTTTTTGCTTTACAGTTTAAAAGAATTGACGCACAACCCGTCATCGCAGTAACATGAATATCTTTAAATTGTTTGTAAGCGTGTTGATATATCATTCTAATTAATGCCGATTTTCCAGCACCACCTGGACCCGTAATAAATATGTTATGACCTTGAACATATTTATTATATGCTATTTGCTGTTCTTTTGAAAGTTCCATTATATTTAATTATTCTTTTACTTTTAATACCCTTTTTTATATCAATTTTATAAATAAATCTAAAATTTATTAATTTTATCCAGTTCGTCTCCACATAGAAACTACTACGTATGGTGGGTAATTTGAATTATTAATGTCATTCAATACTGCAGTATTTGTATAATAACTTTCATTTTCGGTACCCTGTATTTGATATCTAGTTCCATCATTTTTCCAAGAATATTGGCTACCACCCGAATTAGTACTGATAGTATGATCACCATCACCAGTTGCCGTCCACTGATGACTATGATTAGGAATTTGTGTACTTCCTGAAGTGTACCCAAGTGTATTAAAAGATGTGTCAGATGTACCATATGCTGCTAACATTGTACCGGTAGGAATTTGACTCCAACTGCTACTAGGCCAACTTAATACTGTACTTGGATTATTACTGCTATCATAATTCATATAAATTGAACCAATCGGATAAACTGTATTCAATATAGTATTTATTATAGTAGTATTTGTAATGGTACCTGATACATTTAAATTACCGCTTACATCTAATGCGTAATTTGATGAAGGACTATAAACTCCATTTATACCAACATAAGAACCTGGAATTTTTACTTTTTCATTTAATGTTCCAAGTACAATTTGATTTGATGCATCTATTATCGCATTTGCTCCTAATGCAGTTGATTGTGTATAAATGACTGAATTTGAAGCAACAGTTGTATTATAACCTAAAAATGTGTTGTTATTAGAACTAGTAGTAGTTAAATTTCCACCACAACCAGAACCTAGGGATGTATTATTAGAACCCACTGTACTGGTAAATAATGATCTAGTACCAATACTAGTATTATTTGAACCACTCACATTAAATGCTAATGACTCTTGTCCTACAGCACAATTACTACCACCTATTGTATTATCCTCTAATGTATAACATCCAACACTAACATTCCATGTTCCGGTTGTATTTTTAAATAGTGATTGATATCCAATTCCACAATTACGATCTCCTGTATTATATTGTAATGCTTGATAACCTAAAGCTGTATTTAAACCAGCAGTTGCATTACTTTGTAATGCTTGATAACCTAAAGCTGTATTTGAAAGCGAGTTTGCAGAACCTCTTCCAACCGTGATATTATTTATTAATACATCTTGAGACGTTGTCATGTTTCCGTTTATATCTAATGTAGATGATGCGGTAGTTTTTCCTATTGCGACATTACCACCATTATAATATATTCCTGATGGTGATATTGCTTGCCAATAACTATCACCAGTTGGTCCGGTATAACCTGTACTTCCTGTTCTACCAGTATAACCAGTTGAACCTGTATAACCAGTGCTTCCTGTTACTCCAGTATAACCAGTACTTCCTGTTACTCCAGTATAACCAGTTGAACCAGTATATCCAGTACTTCCTGTTACTCCAGTATATCCTGTTGAACCTGTTACTCCAGTATAACCAGTTGAACCTGTATAACCTGTACTTCCTGTTACTCCAGTATATCCTGTACTTCCTGTTCTACCAGTATAACCAGTTGAACCTGTATAACCAGTGCTTCCTGTTACTCCAGTATATCCAGTTGAACCTGTATATCCTGTACTTCCTGACCATCCAGTGCTTCCTGTTCTACCAGTATAACCAGTTGAACCTGTTAAACCGGTCGGTCCTTGAAGTGGAATTGTTGTTGAAATATAACTATATGCATTAGTAGTTTGGTATGTTATGAAAGTGCTTCCGCTTCCGTTATTTATAGTTAATTTTATACCAAATCTTGTTCCTGAAACTACAGTATATGTTCCTATAATAAGCCCTTGAGCCTGATATAATGTTGTTGTAGGTGAAATAATAGTATCAGTATTAAAAGTAAAAAGAGAATATGTTTGATTACCACTAATATCTGTAAGAATTCCTTCAACTGTAATAGTAGGAGCGTTTGCGGTCGATGAAGCATATAAATAAGCTTGAACTGGTCCTGGAAAAATTGTTTGAATATTTGTTAATGGTGGGGTTAAAAACTGAGTATCAACGGACACAGCCGAAGGATCTATAATAGGTGTTGTACTTAATAATTTATAATTAAGTGTAGATGGATTAGAATCTTCATTTTGATTTAAATATAAAAGTAGACCTCCAGCATTTCCTTGAGGTCCGACTCCACCAGTTGGACCAGTTCCACCAACTACACTAGCATTTTTTACATATAATGGTCTAGCAAATGACATTTATATAATATAATAATATAATCAGAAAAATTAAATTTAAATATAATATCTTAAATAAATTCACTTTATATAATATATGAACTTTGATTTGAATATTGAGAATTATACTAGAGATGAACTAGTTGAAATGTTTGAATTACCTCAAAACTTCGATAGAAGTATTATTGAGATTAAAGAAACAAAACTAAAGGATAGTATTATCAATAATAGAGAGATAAATAAAGAAACACAAGTAAAAACATTAAACTTTCTTATGAAAGCTAAAAACATAATTTTAAATGATTCGAAACCACAAAAAAATGGCACATTTCAACAAAAAATTGAGGATTTTTATAATTCCAGTTATGAACTTAAAACTTCAAAAATAGAGGATCCAGAAGAACACATGGTTCAAGTAAGACCCGAAAAACCATATTTATCTTCATTCCCAAGTGAATTTTTCCCAGGTGTTATAAATCCTCTTAAAAAGAGAACAATTAAAAAAATTTTAAATATTGATACTAAATTTAGAGAGAACTATTATACAAGTTCAGCATCAAATTTTAACTTTACTTTACCAACAAATTTTAATGATGTTTTACAAATGCAATTAGCTTCTATTGAATTACCAACAACATTTTATGCTATATCAAAACAATATGGTAATAATTTTTTCAGTATTACTGTTGACGCGAGTGCTGCAGTAGTAATTAATATTCCCGACGGAAATTATGACCAATTAACAATCATGGATGCTATAAACAACCAACTTTCATTAGCAGGTATAAATGTTACATTTACAATTAATCTAACAAATGGTACTACAGGAAGTGGGCAAACTTTGGTTGGATTTTCTGATTCAACATCCCATACTAAGTTAGAGCTAAATTTTCAAGCAGATAGATTTGGAGTTTCTGACCGTAATACACCGTTACCTTTAAAATTTGGCTGGACATTAGGTTTTAGAAACGGAATTTACACTGGTAATTTAAATTACGTATCTGAAGGTTTAGTTGACATTACAGGACCTAAATATTTCTTTTTGGTTGTAGACGATTATAATAATAGTGTAAACAATAGTTTCTATAGTGCATTTAATTCATCTATTTTAAATAAAAATATATTAGCTCGCATATCATTACAAGCAAATACATTCAATATATTAGAACAAAATAACTTAAGTGTCATAACAACACCTCGTGAATATTTTGGTCCAGTAAATATACAAAATTTTAATATACAGCTTTTAGATGAATATGGAAGAATTGTTGATTTAAATAATATGGATTTTAGTTTTTGTATCAATTTAACTACTGTATACGACTTATAATTCGCTTTTGCTTATACATCTCCAGTAATTTTATACTTCAACCATGAAGTAGGTTTTATTTTAGTTCCGCCATCATATTTAACAGCATATCTTTCTTGAAGTAGCAAATTATTTAAATGTATATCACCAATATAAACATCAGCCAAAATACGACCATATTTTTCGCTAGCAATATTTTCTAATCTTACATATTTATTTAACACCAAATTGCTAACAAATTCTTGTGCTTGTTTAGCTGCTTCTTTCTCTTCATCTAAAACACCTTTACCTTTTATTTCTGGTGTATCAATGCCATTTAATCTAACCGATAATCTATACATTGGCGACTCATCATAAGGTAATTTAGATACTATTGTTATTGTATCTGCATCATAAACCTTAATAACACGTCCACCTTTTATTGGGAATGTAAACTCTACAGTGTCTTCCCATTTAATATCAGAACCGTCACTCATAAAATCTTTATAAAATAAATTCTTTTTATCCAAATTTATATCTAATAAATTTTTATTTAATATATTATCATTATTATTATTAGAATTATTATTAGAATTACTTTTAAAAGGATTTTTAAACTTTGGAAAAGAGAACATCATTAATTTATAAATGTTATTTTTGTTATATTATTTAAATCAATTTTATTAATTAAATAATATAATTATACATTATATGGCACGTCCTTTTAAAAATTCAAGTTCAGCAAATAAAGCATTTGGTGTGTTTTCAGAATCACAAGATGCTGGAGATTATATATATAATAAAAAAGCTGTAGCAACATATTGTAACGCAAATATTTGTACACCTTCACTAACTATCGGTTCTGAAAATAACTATTTATTATTTAAAAGAGCCAATAAATTACGTTTTTATCCTTGTAAAAATTCCATTGATAAAGCCAACTTAAATATAAATTTAATTACAAAATTAGATTTAACTGGTGTACCTGTTATACAAGATTTTTCTGGTAATACTGTTCCAACAACCATAACTACTGACGCTATACCTTTTCTTGATTATAATATTGATCCTAGTGGTAACCTATTTGGTAATACAATTTGTGGTATTAATAATTGGGAAAAGTATTTGGTTTATGACTCATCATATAATAAGGTTAATCCTGGTCATATAAATAATTTATAAAGCAACTAGAAAACAATACGATAAAGCAGCGGTAATTAATGTTACTGAGCTTATATTAAATAACAACGATGATGAATCTTTTTTTATAATATCTATGTCTTCTAGTTCTTTCAAAGCTTCTATTTGCTTTGATTTTTCTTCTCTCTTTTTATTATATTCATGTTCATAATATTCTAACTCTTCGTCTATTTTATCGTAACAATTATAATAATTTCTATGATATTTTCCGTTAACAAAACCATATTTAGAAATAGGAATATGTGGGTTTTCAATATCTACATAAAAACCCCAATCATTTCCAAATTGCTGAGAATGAATCGAATTATTACTCATTTAAAATTTTGTCTTATATTATAATCATATTATCTTTAATATAATTATAACTAAAATTATTTCAATTTTTTATTTAACGTTTTTCTCCCATTTTAACTAGCATTTTTTTTGCTTTTTTTGATATACTTTTACGATGATATTGTTGAGCTCTAATGTATGCTGAATATACACCTTTTGAGCTTACTTTACATGTATTTTTTTTACAAATTGGAAAAGATTTTTTTGGGCCAAGAAAGCATTTTTTACCACAGCGTTTCATCATGACAGTTTTTTGATGATATCCTGGTTTTTCATTTTTCCAGCCTCTTGTAGCGGAACCGCGTCCATTTTTACGTGTTTTAGACATTTATGTAATTAGTTAATATAATTTTATAAAAATGTATTGTTAAATATAATGAAAACAAATAAGCCTAATGGTTTTTATAAAACAACAAATCCATATACAACAAAAAAGGAATCAAACAAAAACACTCCTTCCCCTGTTTCTAGTCTTGTTAGAAATCCTTCTTTTGATGATAGATTAATGTCTAGAGCAACATATCAACCTGATATTTCTACTCATTATTCACCTACGTTTGTAGATGAAGACGAAACAAACTCGACAAATAGCGTTCAACATGATGCTTCTGGTAATATTATTACTGATGCTTCAGGAAATCCTATTGATGTATCTGGAAATATAATTATTAAAAAAGAATGGCAAATAACATATAAAAAATATACATTCAAAGAAGTAGAAGATGAAATTTGGAGTGATTATTTTCCTGATAATGAATATCATTCTAGTGCTTTGGATATTTTAGCTACATATTTAAGAGGTCAAAAACTTATTTATATGGAGTCAAAAACTTATTGTGAAATAAGATTAAATTATTTAATGATGCCCGCTATTATGTTATCAACTGCGGCAACAGTTCTATCACCAATTACAAAGGATTATACATGGGGAATGTATTTGCTTGCGGGAATTAATGGAATAATTGCCTTTCTTTTAACTCTTGTTAACTATTTAAAGCTAGACGCAACATCTGAAGCTCATAAAATTTCATCACATCAATA